CAAGGTTAAAGAGCCTTGATCTCAAAAGGCGCGAAGCCCACATTATTAATGTGAACTTCGCCCTGAGAAGAGTCCTCAAAGATATGATCGAGATCATCTTTGATAGACTCATAGGAGAATGTGCTGGCGAGGTGCTCCCTGAGATCGTCTTTATTTATATAAAGACCCTCCAGAAGAGCCCTGTCGGCCCTCTCCCAATCCCGCCAAACCCCAGGCGGAATATTATCGAGCGCAGCATTGCTGCGCGCGACACGGCGATGGCTACCAACGCGATAGGCAACAGTTATACCGTTCTTTGCCACCGCACTGTTAAGTGCGGTACGACGAACACGGAAATTGACCTTAGCGCGATGGATAGTCATCTGGCGCCCAGTCGGGTTCAAATCTTCCCAGGAGCGCGTTGAAGAGGTATACTCGTCAACAGCAGCAACTGAAGCAAGCTTGGCCGCGACATTTAGAATGGCGCAGGGAAGCAAGACGTCCGAGTCGCAAGATCGGGTTCCGAGGAATCCCCTCTTGCAGACGCCGAGCGAGCCGTCATGTTCCCTAGACGTCGGAAACTTCATGGTCTGAACAACATCTTCGTCAATTCTCTTTAACCACGGTCCCACTCTCGCAGTGGGGCCGATGTACCAAGAGAAACGAATTTTAAGGACCTCCATCGCAAAACGAACCGGATCGGTTCTGAGCGACCTGAGGTTGATGATCAAACGAAGTTGGGAAGGGCAAATAACCTTTCCTCGAAAGACGTCGCCGTGAATGTCCGGGCACCCCATGCCGCCGTAAGTCCTAGGTAGGAAGAACGGCAGCGCGGGGGCGCCCGGACGAGAAGATCTAATGTTACCTATAATCCGAGAATTATAGGAATAGGAAAGTGATAAGAGGGCGCGCTTCTCGATACTCGAGGAGCACTCGTCGACCATGTCTTGTAGTCGACTGCCCATATCACGCCAATCCTGCCGAATAGCGCCAGTTACGGAACGTAACGGCGGGGCAGGAACATTAGAACAGTTCTTTCCGTAGACACGGAAGGTTTCCGCAAAAACCGAATAAGGTAGATGCGGACCCACCATCGGGGACGCTGGCAAACGGAAGACGTAATGCTTTCCTTCGGAAAGCTTACCTCCGTACGAGTGCACGAGCACCTCGTATGCCAAAGCGGCCCCGATCGGGAGAACTGCTTGAAGATCATCACCACAGATTCTTACTTCGTCCATAAGTGGGCGAAGATAGTGTTGGTGGTTGGCGAACTTCAAGACTTCTCGAAGAAGCCATTCTCGATTGACGCCTGTGAAGGCGTCAACAGAGAATAGCGAGTCCCAACACCTTCCCTTTTTATCAGAGGCGTATATCATGAAGTGATATGATAGCCGAATGATAAAACAGTTGAGGGCGTTCAGATGAAACCAAGACGGAACCGTGCCCATAAGGGTCCCGCGAGTTTGCAAGAGGTTAAGATCTTTAACCTCACCGGGCAAACGGGGATATAGGATTCTGTGAGGACGAGATAACCAATTCCACGCTCGAACCTGGGTGTTTTCGACTTCGGATGCTTTAAAGAAGCTCCGATTGAAGGTATCCTGAAATTCGAAAGGAAAGTAATCTGTCGCTGCCGTGAGGTCTGCAGACAGAATTACATATGGTGTCTCACGATTAGTAGCCGAGTAGAAACTATCCGCGCAACTTCGACCATCGACGGATGGAGGGGGCAGACCGGAAGTAACACTGCTATGGCTATAATCACCAAACAGAACAGCTCGACATTCCATGTTAGACAGTATCCGTTTGTACATAGTGCGCCGCAAAGGGGTCGCATGTTGCTGTACAACACTGTCAGATATGGTTATACCTCGACACTTAAAACCGCCCCGATCTGGGATGGCGACCATGCGCGACGCGTGACTCTGGATTATCCAGACGACGTCTAACCTCAGGTTCTATGAGGTTATTGAGCACCTTTCGGTACTCATTAAACGTAGTCACATTTAGCGAAGGCAGGTCTGAATTAAGTTGTCTTGCGAGGTATGCGCCGGAGCCGCGCGAAGAGCATCCAAGGGCACATAGTACCGCGAACTCTGATCTCCCTCGACGGGATATATGAGTGGCTGTGAGGCCATCCATCCCAGAAGAAGACGGGAAGCTGACACTCGGATTAGGTAGTCTGAATCGCGAAGGTCTAAGCTGTGCGGCAAAAGCTGAATAGGCCCGAACCAGCGAAGCTGGAGGTGGGTTAACATCAGCGGCACAGACAATAGATCGATGCTTCAGTACCGTCTGAGCGGTCACTTCGTCACCGCCTGGCGGTAGCGCCCTTCCCATTCGGGAAAAGCGAAGTAATGATCGAGTGGATGATTGACAAGAGGACAATTCTCCTCTAAACATCAAACTCAGATCTAACTTCCCATGAACCGAAAA